GGAGGCGCGGTCATAGGACAGACGGCGCCCCGCCATCATGATCCCGGGATCGCTGGTCTTCATCAGACCGACAAAACCGGTCGGGGTGAACCGCGCCCGGTCCACCTCGCGAATGAAAACCGTTTTCTGGCCGGTCGAAACCGACAAGTCGGTCAGCGAGCGACCTTCGAACAAGAGGCCGAGGTCGGCCGCGGTGCGGACGCGGTCGAACTCGGGTTCCAGCTTGGTGGCCATGTACGCCAGGACGGAATCGAGCACCGACGCGCGGATGGCGTCGATTTCGATGACGCGCCCCTCAAGGTCGGACACTCGGCCGTCGATGTCTCCGAACAGGAAATTGAAGACCTGCTCCAAGTTGGTGGACGTATCCCGAGAGGCATCATCGATCAGTGCAAGATAGACATCCCGGCGTGACATGATTAGACGGGCTCCACCGTAGCAAGCGAGGCGGCGAGCGGCGCGATTTTCGAGCCGATCAGCATGTACGTGATACCGGGTCGGCAGGTGATGCCGCCGACCTTGGTGACCTTCTCAAAGGTCACGTTGTAGTAACGATCCGGTTCGATCTCGAAAGGAAGATCGCCCACCACAATGGTGGCCGGAACGACAGTGGCTTTTCGGGCCATTGAAGTCTCCGTGTCTGGTTCTGGATTAGAGGGCGTGATCCCACCGCTCGAGAACGACATAGTCATTCGCGGTGTCGGTGATCGTCATCTCGGTGCGAACCTTCCACGCCGAGATGGTCGCCCCGGTGAAGTCGAACGTGGCCTCGAACTCGACATCCCCGTTTTCCAGGGTCCTGGTCGAGGTGGCCAGCGCGGTCTTCGTCGAGGCAAACGAGACGCCGTGGTGCAGCTTCACCACGTGGGTATGGCCGCCACCGCCGCCGAGGTACCCCCGCAGCCGTTCCCGAACCACGACGGTGTCGGTCGTGCCCGACGGCAGCGTTCGCGCCGTCGAGACGTGGATCGCCGTCAGGCTGGGCCGATAGGAGATCACGCGGGATTTCGTCAGGACGACGCCGACGGCGTCGTCGCTGGTGTTCTGCCAGACCGCGCGAAGCGGCACGAGGTTCGGTCGGGACGCGAACACGGCGGCATCCGCGTCGTTGATGTTGCGCCAGACACCCCCGACCTGGGCCTGCACATCGAAGTCCACCGCGTCCGGTCGAATGCCGGTCATCGTGAAGTCGATGCTGTCGATCCCGCCACTGAGGGCGGCGGGTTCGAGTTCGACGGTGACGTAGTTCTTCGGGAACGAAGCGTAATGCAGGCGGATCGCGATATCCTGCTGCAGGCTGCCGTCAAAATACGTGCCGTCGGTCGAGTAGAACAGCGTCCCGTTGCTGAGACCGTTTTTATTCGACGCATAGATCTTGTGGGCGCCGCCACTGACCATAGCGATGGCGTAACGAACGCCGCGAGCGAGGTGGGCCGGCGGAAGCGCCGCCTTCACCCAGCCCACCTTGAGGCTGGCATACGGCACCACGACTTCTTCGATGGTCGCCCCGAAATCCGGAGTTCCGTCGTCGCGGCATTCGCAGAGCATGACCCGCACGTCGCCGGAGCCCCCGAGAGCCGAGAACCACAGCGAGATCCCGGTCATCCATCCGGCTTGGGCGTTCAGGAAGGTCTGGGCCACGACAGACCCGGTGACGGTGGTGCTGGTGGTCCGGGTCAGCCAGTACCCCTTGGACTGGTCGAGCCAGATCCACTTGCCCCACCGGTCTTCGTCGTCGAAGCGCCACGGCTGCTTCGTGATTTCGATCGTGGTGGTGTTCCCCGTCTCCGGGTCCGTCACCATCAGGTCGCCGTCGTTGCGCTTCAGCGCACGCCAAAGCGCGCGATGGCGGTTCTTCCACTTCTTGAACTGCCAGCCGTGCAGCTTCTTGACGCGGGTCTTCGTGACCACCGGATAGGCGGCGAGGTTGATCTCGACATCCTTCGCGGACAGTTCGTACCGCATCGTCTCGGTGTAGGCGGGCAGGGTGACCCCGTTCGCGCCGGTTAGCACGCGACTATCGAGCGGGTTCAGCAGGGCCGGCGCGGCCGACTCGCTGCTCGGGGTCGGAAGCGCCAGGGCACCGCCGCCGACGCTGGCCGAATAGGCGCCGTGCGCGGTGTCGGACTCGCTGTCGGTCTCGAACTGGTCATAGCCCCAGAACGACGCCAGATCCGGAATGTCGGTCTTTTCCCGCAGCATCAGAAGCTGTTGCTCGATCCGCTCGATATCCGACTTCGGCGCCAGTCCGGTGACCTGCTGGGCCAGCCCGGCCATGTCCGTCCGCAGCGTCGAAATCATGCCGAGTTGGCGGTCCAGTTCCGCCCGGATGATCTGAATTGCCGAGATCGCGTCCTGAAGGTTCGGCGCCTGCTGGCCGACTTCCTGGGTCGGGTCGCCGACAATGCCCGTCGAGGACAGCGTCAGCGTCGCGAGGTGGGCGAGATTGACGTCCACCGCCGGTGGGACCGGGGCGAAGGATTCGACGCCCTCGATCACCGACAGCACCACGGACCGCTCCGTGCGGGTCGCAACGGTGCGGCTCCGGCTGGTGCGGGTGTTCGGGTCGACGAGGAACTTGCGCGGCGCCGCCTCGGTGTCGACTTCCTGGCCGGTCGCCACGATGGCGATGATCTTTTTGTTCGACCCCGCCGGAAAGTTGGTGGTCAGATTGATGGCGGTGTCGACATCGAGGCGATAGGATCGACCGTTCGCCCAGATGCGGCCAGCCGTGACCTTGATCTCGCTGGCGGAATTCTTGGTGACGATCAAGCCCTTGTAGAAGACCGACCGGATCAGCAGTGCGAGCACGGTGTTGTCGATGCCGGCCTGCGCCGAGATCTGCAGGAAGTTCATTTCCGAAGACGGAACTTCCTGACTCGGGTGGAATTTGACGAGGCTGTCCATTCGATTACCTCAGTTTCAGATCACGGAACTGGTAGACCTGTCGCAGCCGCCGAGGGCGGTCGTAATCGAGGTCCAGAAGCACGTCATCCCGCTGGCTTGCCGCCACGGCGGTGACATCGCAGGCATTCCAGAGCGCGGAGAAATCGCTATCCGGAATGAATCCGATCGGGGTTGTGTCCAAGAACCACTGGTCAGCCGGCGCAAGTTCCGGCATATCGATCAGTAGTTCGGCGGTGTAGGGCGGTATTGAAAACCGGTCGTTGTCGAGGAACGAGTATTCACCGCCGAAGGTCGCGGGCACGGTCGGATCGACGACCCGCCAGCGGTCGAAATAGCTGACGAGGATTTGAAAGTCGTCGGCCAAAAACCATGCGTCATTGGTATCGTCGAGAAACCACGTCCCCGGATCGCCGTCGTCGATGAACACCCGTTCCGGGTCATCATCGACGGCCTCACGGCCGCGAACAGTCGGGCTGCCAAGATCGGCGGTGCGGGTTGCGGACCGGCGCACAAACGCCGCGTAGCGACGGTCGGAAGCGTCTGTGGCGAACCCGTCGTCGACAAAGGCGGCGTCCCCGTTACCGGTGTCGGCAAGCGCCAGATAAAGGCCGGCGCCGACGAACTCCGGAAAGAAGAGGCGTTCGACATCCGACACGACACCGTCGCGGGCGCCGGTCTCGTTCTCGGTTTCGATCCCGAGTTCGACTTCCGTGCCCTCGTCCATCAGGACAGCCCGGAGGCCGGAAAGCGGTTCCGGGTCGTCCGGTTCGACCGCAAACCCCACCGCGAGCGTCATGTCCTCGATATCGGCAGCGTTCGACAGGTAGTGATCCGGGGCGTCCTGAAACTCGAATTCCTCGGGCAGCACCTCCGGTTCCGTCGTCAGGGCGCCCGCCTGGTCGCGGTCCGAAACCGTGGTCCAATGGTAGATCCGCACCTCGGGAAGCTGATCCAGCCATGCCCGATATTCTGGTTCCCCGAAGTCGGACAGCCAAAACAGGCTGGGCGGCGTGACGGCGCGGACGACGCGGGCGTCCACAAGCGCCAGATATTCTTCGATCCCGGCCAGTGTGCCTTTCAGGCGGTGCATCGGGATGGCGCGCGCGATCACGTCGCGCTTTCGCGCCTCGCTCCAAGTCTCGAACCAGACATCGACGGAAAACACCGTCGCCAGCCACGGCAGAAGCCGCGCCGGGCACCGGGCCGGGTCGAATACCGCCGGAAGGTCGCCCCAGGGGATGAGGTCGCGATGCTCGGCCGAGACCAGCGACAGCGCCCGTTCCACCATGGTGGCGTTGGGCGGAAGGAGCGACGAACCCGCGTGCCTAGTCATACAGCCGCTCCACCACGTTCACGGTGATCCCCGTGCACCACGGCGCGACCTGGACCTGCCGCGGGATGTCGGCGGCCGGCGACGCCACCGCGACGCTGACGGCCCCGAACTCATAGGCGGCCGACGCCAGTGCCGATTTCGGCACCTCGCCCCCGCCTCGGTACCGTTCCGCGACAATGGCCTGCAGCCGCGCGACAATTTCCGACCGCAGCGCCACCGGGTCCGGACCCGGCAGGATCTCGACGGTCATGACGACCGCATACGGTGCCGGTTCTGCCCCAACGACATTGACGAAGTCGGTCAGCGGACGGACGGCCTTGGCGTTGCAGGCGCGGGTGATCGCGAACAGAGTCGCGTCCGGCACCGCGACGCCGCCGGGCGCCGTCACGATGACATCGACCCGGCCCGGTTCGCCGTGTTCGGTCGGACCGTTACAGTAGACGTGCCATGCGCTCGGATAGGCAGTGAGGGCCGCGAAGATATAGGCGTCCTCGCTACCGGCGGACGGGACACCAAAGGACGCGAAGTACCGCATCCGGAAGGTGTCGTCGTCTTCCATCACGGCGGGGGTGCTGTCGACCGCAGGCCGGATGACCTGACGGGTGATGCCGGACCGGGCCGCGATGTGGTCGAGGTTCGCGCCCAAGGCGAACGCCGGCAGCATGTCCCGCACGATGTCGTTCAGGTGGGCGAGGTCCAGCAGTTGCCGATAGGCGTCTTCTTCCTGAAGGATCACCACAGGATCGGTTTCGAGGCTGAGCACGTCCAACGGGTCGGTGCCCGCCTTCTCGGCCGCCTCGTCGAACCGCCCCTGCAGGCTGTCAAGTCGCGCCTGCCGGATGGCCTCAAAGTCCAAGTCGGTGATGAGGGCAGGCTTGTTCGCCCGCAGCCTGGACAGGTCCAGGCGGGTGGCCAGAAAGCGCGTCATGTCGGATCAGCCCTTCACAGCGGGGCCGCCGCGGCCACCCCAGGTCAGCGTCAGCGACTTCCGGCCCGCGATCGTCATGTCACCGAGGTGGGCACGGGGGCGATACCAGCCGTCGATGATCCAGGCCGTCGCGCCGGTCCGGTCCAAGTCGACTTGGTTGATTGCCAAGGGGGTGAAGCGGGGCTCGAACAGGTAGATCGCCAGTGCCACCGCCCACCGGAACCGCTGTGCTGTGCGGACGTTTGCCAGTTCACCGAACAGTCGGCGGGCGTTTGACCCGACGTGCGGACGCATGACCCGCTCGAAATAGGCGGTGGTCAACAGCTTGCCGATGGATTGGCAGACGTGTTCCCAGCCGGTCAGGTACCGGCCGGTCTCGGCATCCATTCCGACCGCTTCCGTCGCCATGGCTGCCTCACAGGATCACGTTATCGTTGCCGTCAACGGCCTGATCGCCGCCGCTATCGAGGCCGGTCACGTAGTGCGCCGGCTTCCCCTTGGCGTCCTTCGCCGTGAACTTGTGCGTCATCTGCAGCGTGGTGCCGTCGATGCGGAAGCCTTGCCCGCCGAACTCGACGGTGATCCCAGAGGCGTTGACATCCACGACAGCGGTTCCGGCAGTGATCTTGAAGCCCGTCGGCGTCAAATCGAAGCGGACATCGCCATAGGTCGCGGCCGGGTCTGCCGTGGTGCCCGGTGATGCCGCCTGGTCGGACCACGTGAACGGCAGCGCCACCGACTGCCGCAGGTCGCCGGTCGGGCTGACCAGACTCATGTTCTGGCCGACCGTTGGCGGGGCATGCACCTTCAGTCCCGTGCCCGGCCCAGCGATCTGGCCATACGGGATCCAGGGCGAAAGGTACGGTTCCTCATCGTTGCCGCCGATCCGAAGCCGGACCAGTTGCTTTTCGGTGTCGACTTCAGATCGGAAGAGCACACGTCTGAACTCCAGTCACGTGAAACGATCTCGTATGCCGTCTTCTGCTTGAAAAAAAAAAAAAATTACCAAATTACATAATAAAATATATACCTAATATCT